ACCTTCTTGCTTCTACGCGTCCATAACTCTTCGCAGTTATATGTATATACAAATTGCGATGTTTGGAATGTTTAAGTCCCCCCCCCCTAAGCAAATTACAACAGCGTCAAACACGGTAGAGCAAAAACCCCAAGTTTCAACAAATGAACAAGTACAACAATTAAAAACGAATCTTGCGTATTTATTGGATAACGCAAATTATGATGCCGTGGGAAAAGACCGCAATAATTCGAGTGTGATTCCGAAGCCCGAATTCATAGTAGGCCGGGAATATACCATTGTGAAAGAAGGCATCCCTGAGCTTCTTGGGACATATGTGTCATCTACTTCCGGTAAACATACTTTTACCAAGGATGATGGATCACAACATCAGGTTCCCTTGGACAAAAATTTCATGCAAGATTTTGATAATACAATTCTCAATTCGTTTAGGAAAAATGGAGAAAGTGTCTTAGTGCACACGTATGAAACATTGATTCCTTCGGAAAATAATAAATACCCCGTAGCAATTTTCGTAAAAAAAACTCAAGGAGGAAAACGCTCAAAGAAATCCCGCAAACAAACGAAACAAAAGAAACAAAGAAAACCCCGCCGCGCCACACGAAAACACTAATTTATTTGATATTTATGCCAAAAAATCAAATAAATTTTACAACTACGCATTTAAGTGCGTATATACATGTGTAAGGGGTGCAAAGGGCGTCTTTAACGATTCAAAAATCTCATTATATTTTCGCAGATTGTCGCCTCCCAAATATACCCGCATAGGAATCAACTGAATGGTGTTTTGCAACACAAACTTCGTGGCGTCGGGGTTTTCGCGGGTATCATCCGGATGAGGAAACACGATATACCAGTATTTGGCATTCGTCTTCCCCTTCGGCCCGTCCGACGGCCCCAATTTCTTCGTATTTCGCGAAATGGATTTGTCTTTGTATCGATAAAATGCCGGAATCGTGCTTCCACCGGTTAACACGTTTGCAAATTTGCGAATGGCTTCTCGGGTTGCCACCGGTGTCCATTCCGTACTCAATGTATCCGAGGGTTGATACACTTGTCGCACGTTTTCAATATCCACCGAGAAGATGATTTTAGGGCCAATCGATTTAAGCGAAGTACAGCCAGTTATTTGTGTGGGCTTTCCTTTCGCATTGGTTAGGAACAGGTTTCCTGGTATTTGCGCATTTTGGATGAGTTCCGCGACTTTTCCAATCACATCCGTTTCGGAATTAGGGGGTCTATAAACCCGAATATGAACCCACACTGGATAATTGATGTAATTGGTTCTAAGACTTGGACCAGCGTTAGCGCTTGTAGCGCTTGTAGCACTACTACTAATCGGCTGTGATTTAAATGCATAAGCCGCGACAGTGGACAATGCGTCTTCGAATTTCAGTGTTGCGTCTCCCATAACTGGGGCATTGTCTTTCGAGAATCCCACATAGACAATTCCTCCGCTCGCGCAAAACACATTGAAATCCAGGAAGCGATATCCTTCCGACAAACGTGTTTGTATGACTTCCGCCGACACATTCGACCCATTATATGCCGAATTGAAACACCCTTTAATTAAATACTCACGTAGCGGAAATGACCCTGTATCGTCATATTTATTTTTGTCGCAAATTAGTTTTCGTTCGACCGACATTTGAACTTCTTTGGAATCGCCCTTGTCTTCATATCCTTCCTTTTTAGGACAGCCTTGTTTCAAATTCCTATAAAAAATCACGAATATGATGAAAATCGACAAAATTAATAATACGAGTTTCCAGTCCATTTGAGATATATATATTTGAGCAATATTAGATTCGACTTACGAGATTCCCTGCGCTACGCTAATGCGAAGCGCAGAAATCTCTATTGCCTTCAGCGCATCGAATCCTCGAAATCTTACCGCTCACTTCGTATTCGCGTTCAGATTTCTTCGCAACAAAGATAGAGATTAAATACGAGCGGATTGTATAAGTCATGGCCGGTGGTTTGCTTAATTTAACCGCAATCAGTAGTGCCAACGTCATCTTAACAGGAAATCCAACCAAAACATTTTTCAAAGTCGTTTATTCTAAATACACGAATTTCGGACTACAGAAATTCCGTCTCGACTATGAAGGTTCGCGCGATTTGCGGTTGACCACATCGAGCGTCTTTCAATTCAAAGTCAAGCGTTATGCGGACTTGTTGATGGATACTTATTTGTGTATAACGCTCCCGGATATCTGGAGCCCGATTTACCATCCATGTACCAAAACGGGTTATCAATGGGCGCCCTACGATTTCCGCTGGATTCATGATTTAGGAGCGCAAATGATTGAGAACATAACCATCACCAGCGGTTCTCTTGTTTTGCAGACTTATTCCGGCGCTTATTTGTCCGCCATGTTGCACCGCGATTTCACCGAGGAAAAGAAGAAGGCGTTCGATGAGATGACGGGTAACACGGTCGAATGCCACGACCCGGCCAATGCATATGGCCGGGCGAATGCTTATCCTTCCGCGTTTTTCATGGGAGATGGTGTGGCGGTGGAGCCGTCGTTCCGCAGTCGCATTTTGTACATTCCGATTAACACATGGTTTACGATGGACAGTCGATGCGCCTTTCCTCTCGTCGCTTTGCGCTACAATGAACTCAATATCAATGTGACGCTAAGACCGATACAAGAACTTTTCCAAGTGCGCGATGTGTTTGACCCGGATAATAATTATCCCTACGTCCAGCCGGATTTCACACTGCCCCAATTCTCCATGTATCGTTATTTACAGCAGCCTCCGAGTGCAACCATCGACAATAATAGATACCAGAATACGACGCCGACGTGGAATGCGGACGTGCATTTATTAGCGACCTATTGTTTCCTCTCCGAAGAAGAACGGAAAAAGTTCGCTCTAGAAGACCAAGTGTATCTAGTCAAAGACGTGTTTGAATACAAATTCGATAATTTGGTCGGGTCCAACACAGTATCTCTTACTTCGAATGGCATGATTTCGAATTGGATGTGGTTTTTCCAGCGGAACGACGTCAACATGCGAAATGAGTGGTCGAACTACACAAATTGGCCATATTCCCAGTTACCGGATGATATACAGCCCGCCCCATTGTCCGGCACTTCTATACAAGGCTTAGACGGCGTCACCTACAATTATGGTCCGGGTATAAATCCTCCATTGCCAGGTCAGACAGTGGGAAACAACACTGGATTGTACATAACAGGAACCTTTAGTCAAGACAACCCTTCCGATGTCATGGTGTCGATGGGCATTACACTAAATGGCGCTTACCGGGAGAATGTGTTGCCGGCCGAAGTATATCAATTTGTGGACCGATATGCGAGAAGCAATGGGTCGGGGAAGCGCGGCTTGTATCATTATAATTTCTGTTTGAACACGAGTCCATATGATTATCAGCCATCGGGCGGAATGAATATGTCGAAATTCCGAGACATCAATCTAGAGATAACGACTATTTCACCTGTGGTTTCGCAGAATAATGCGAATTTCAACGTCATCTGCGATTTGTCGGGGAATCCGATTGGTGTAATAAAGAAAGGTTGGCGGCTTTATGACTACACCTTCAATATGACGCTTTATGAAGAACGATACAATATACTGTCGTTTGTGGGCGGAAATTGCGGCATGTTGTATGCTCGGTAAGGTCTAGGATGTGAATAAAAGCTTCTCGATATAGTATAACTTTATCGAGAAGAAAATGGCAGGAGATTCGGATACTGCTTGGATAAAATCGCCGATTGAAGGTCTGGAAACAGAGGATGACACAGAAGAACAAAAAACAACAACACAATACGCTGTTGCCGACTATGACAAGCTAGTGGATATTCCAAAATCCGCCGACGAGGCGATTTTATTGGGAACCGGAACGGGTACTGGAACTGGAACGGGCACCGGAACTGGGACGGGGTCCGCCACCGACAAGGAATACAAAACCAAATTCAACTTTGCGTTGTTTGCAAATAAGTGGAAAACCGGCGTCGAATCTGGCCCGGACATCATCAGCACCGCCATGAATACCGCTGCTGTGGCAATTGTAGCGGCTTGCTACTTAGGAGACACCACTTCCGCCGAAGCCCAAAAAGCAACACAGGTTATCAGAAAACAGCTTTTCCGAATGATTACCCTATTCCTGTCCTTTCTTGTCATTTGGAACTGGTGGTATTTGTGGAACTACACCTCCTTTAATTTTAATTTTGAAAATCTGCTCGATTATCCACCCTTCAGCATCCTTTTCTACATATTTGAACCCTCCTTCAAAGTCATCGAACTGTTGAACTATTACATGATAACGAGACGCATCGATGCCGGAATTCCAGACAAAAGTCGCGCGTTTTTAAGAACCCTGTGGGATTACCGACCCATCACATTCGGATTTTTTACCATGTTTATTATGGGAGGATGCTTAAGTCTCCCATTTGGACGCATATTTGTCGACCTGTTTTCCGGCAATCCCAATGGAATCGCGAAAATTGTCATTTTTATGTCCATCATCATGTACATTTACGTAACAGTAAATCCCATGCGAATCCGGTCTTTCATGGTGTATTTCTTCTGGTTCCCACCCATTATTGTATTTGTAGTTTTACTGCTGTTGCTACTGGTGTATCTTTTTTCCCGTTTCACTGCCAGTATGTTCGCAGTATATTTGTTGGTTTTGTCGCATTTTACCCTGTTGATTTTTACCCGGTTCAATCCGTTCCGTGCGATTTGGCAGATATATCATGATTTGAGTACGGCGCCGGTTAGCGATGCGAAAACGGAGGATTCGGTTAAACAGTTGGGGAATCTTGTGTTTCGAAATGCGCATTGGTTGATGATGTATTCGACTATTATTGCGTTGTTTTCGCTGAATATGTCTGAAGTCGTGGGATTGACCAATCCATTGGCGATTCTATTTATCATATTTGTTCTGAACTCGTGGTTTTTTGCTATAACGGGGCCTTTAATAAAAATAATATTGAATGTGTTGCTAAAAATTGTAGAAGCGTTGACTTATAATGCTTGGACGGGGGAGTCGAAATCAAAGGGCGTGGAACTACCGAAATTTTCAGGGTTGAATGCAGCTGACAGTATCACTGGCCTTGGACTTAGTGCAGGGGAAGGTGTTTTAAATGCATTAAGCGCATTCGCCTAAACATTCACGAAAATATCGGGCTCGGATTTCAACTTTATAGGAACCATGGGTTTTGGTTCCACTTCGTCCTTAGGAACCATGGGTGTGGGTCCAACAATATCCGGCCGCTTCTCTCCTTGCGTCTTTCTTAAAAGTTGATTCTGTAATTCCACCACGATTTCCTCCAATTCCTTGTTCCTCTCCACCAACATCTGTAAATCCTGTTGTTGTTTTTGAATGAGATGCAGTGTCTCTTCTTGACTTAAGGCTCGGGGTGCCTTTCCCGGTTCATTGACCATGATTGCCTGCGGCTGACCTTGTGCAGCTGCCTGCATTTTCTTCCGTTCCTGTTCGATTTTCTTCGTCTGTTCTAGCACATCGGGTTTCATCTTCGGTTCCCCCGGTTCATATTTGGCCAACAAATCATCAATGTCATCCAAGAAGAAGCGTTTGATGTGTTCTTCCGCCGGTTTCGCAATGAATTCGTCGACGGTTTTTGTGGACGGTTTGAAATAATCCGGATGGGGATTATCGAGAAGTCGTTTCTTATCAAACGTATTATGATTGTGTGAAAATACCAGAATCGTCTTCATCGGGTCCAATTGCACAAATGGAACGGTGTAGCCTTTCAAGAACGCCTTCTCCTCCGCCAAAGCCGCATGGTCTTCGTATTTCGTATCATCGAGAAGACGCACCTTGAATGCGAACGTTCCGGCTGTCGCGTGATTCGGGCCATAAGGTCCACACTGATACATCTGTTGAATATGCTTGAAATAAATATACATCTCCGATGACCCCGCACACAATGCTTCTTTATTGGATTGCAACTTCTCGACGGCATGTTCCACTCTTTCTGGCGGGTAATAATCATCGTCGTCCATATACACGATAATACTGCCCTTGGCTTTCGTGTGCATGTAGTTCCGCTTCTCACCCAGCGATATCTTTTTGTCGAGCGCGAAATACCGGATATTTTGGATGCCCGACTTATCGATTAGGTCCTTGATTTTGTCCGTTCCGTCGTCCACAATAATCCATTCCATTCGGTCTTTCGGATAGGTCTGGTTCTTGAAACAATCGAACATGATGGGAATAAAGGGCCTGCGGTTGAACGTGGGCGTACAGACGCTCACCAACGGCTTGAAATTCTGTAGAGTTTGCTTCTTTTTTTGATTCTTGGGTCCCATTTTATAACACGTATAATTCTAATCATATGTGTTGGTTTATATTCTTTTGGTGTGGCGTCGAATAAAATTGAAAGACTTTTTCTGGTTCATTCGTCTTGGCATATCAACTACCACCTTGCTCTTTGAAAATCATGAACGCTAAAGCCATCCAACGTCTCGACCAGTGGTCAGAATCGTCTATTAAAAAGCCCAATCGCAAATCTGTTATAAAAGGAAACAAAGACCGCAGAACCAGAACATACTGGCGCGAAAAAGCCGAGAAGGCGCGCCGCAAGAAGACCCGCTATGACACATTCCGCATCGAAGAACAAGTGGACGAAGAACCCATTGCCGAGAAGCCAGAAGAGGCGGCGGAGCCGCCTCCTCCTCCACCTCCTCTCAAAGAAGAAGAAGAAGAAGAAGAAGAAGAAGAAGAAGACCTCTTCGAGGAACATCGCATTTACCACTTCGACCTAGATTTCGACCCCGAAACACAAACCCTCAGCTCCGGAGGAGGCTGGTACTACAAGCGGGCGCGCGACTACGACGCAGAGCAATCTGATTGCAAACGCTCTCGTCTAATCTAGATTGTATTGTGTTGTTTTATAAAAATCAAAAAACACAAAAACCCCTTATGCACAATCATCATCATCATCCTCTTCATCCAGAATCCCATCAATATCGTCCTCTCCGTCTTTTTCTTCGGCCGCGCGTTTTTTCGACGCTGCCGTCTCCTTTTTCACGTTTTTGTCTAAATATCTGTAGCCTCGTTTGATATCGAGTTTCCCGATTCTCGTATCCACAAATATCTTCTCCGCCTCGTTGAGAAGCTCCGTCTTATTCATGAAATCCTGTCCGAAACACAACCTCAATTCCTGGAACAACGCGACAATATCCTTCTTCTCCATTTCGAGTTCTTGACAGAGCATATAAAGGAATTGTTGGTTGCTGTATTCCGTCGAATATTTTGTCAGGATTTTGGTAAAACGCACGTCGTTCATTTTCCGGACAGCGGCCATTTCTTCCGGTGGCCTCTTCTCGAAAAACGAATGAAACAGATAATTATTGTAGAACGTCTTAATAAACGTACTCATTTCATTGAACACCCATATCTGGCTCTGGAAAGTGATGCGGTCAATGTAGTCCGCGAAACAGATATTGTCGACCAATTTCAAATAAAACGGGAGCCGGAGTTCAGGAGGCAACACGCCAATTCGGTCGGGCGCATTCTCATGCCATAAAAGCGCAACAGTAGTTCTGTCATTGTCGTTCATGAAGTCCGCGTGCTGGTCCATCGAGAGGCGCGTATCGAACAGCTGTTTCGCGATTTTCCCGTAATCTTCATTGTAGAATTTCGCATGAAAAATATGCTGGATGTTGTCGCTCGTCAGAATCTCCGGCTTCTTCTCGTATAATCTGTGCAAGAACTCGACTTTCCTCAAGTCGCCTTGGGCATATTGAATCATTTGACTGTGTAGAACGGGGTCTTCGATTTTGGGCATGAGTGTGTGGAATAAATGGTCGATTTGCGCAACAGAAGGCGTCGGCAATTCGAATACATTGCACACCTTCATGAGTTCCTTGATTTTCTTGTCCATGTAATAATTGCCAATGCAAATGACCGGATTGAGTGTGATGTGTTCGGATTTCTGCTTTTTGGTTTTTTTCTGTCTTATCAATTTGACGAGGGCGGAGATGCCGCCTTTATCGCCTTTGTGCATGCCGTCGATTTCGTCCATCAGAATGGCGATTTTTCGGACGCGGCCGTGCATCATATCCAGCACATTGTGTCGCGACACATTATCGCAGGTTATGCTGTCTATAAGGGCTTTGTTGCGCACGTCGCCGGCGTCGTATTTGACCACATCATAATTCATCTGTTTCAAGAGGTCGAGGGCGAACCGCGTCTTTCCGGTTCCGGGCGCTCCGTAGATATAGATGCCCTTCTTGAAATCGATGTCTCGACAGTTTGCATCGAATTGCGAGAGGATGTGTTTGATTTTTTCAGCGGTGGTATTTCGTTGAAAAATGGTATTTAAATCGAGTGTATTCATTTTTTATTTTTTGTGGGAAATTGATGCTACAGATACAATGTCGCGGGGTTTATATTCTTTACATGCGAACGCACATTCGCGCTTTATAACCAGTCATCCTCATTGATTTCCGGAGGAACAAAGACGATGGTCGACAAAGGAGGCTTGGGTTCTTCTTCTTTTTTTGGTGGCTGTTCTTCCTCTCGTTCTTCTTCTTCTCCTCTGAAGCGAATGGGAACGCGTTTGGCATTCGCCTGGATTTGCAACACAAGCGTTCGGATGGATAAGGGAATCAAATGTTTGTCGAGTTTCGAAGGAATGGGTGTCGTCAAGGTCTCGTCGAAATAACAACGAGAGGCGGCGTTTGCATAAGGCGACGATTCCACTATTTCGGCGGCGCGTTCCAAATGATTCCAGATTGCCGGGATTCCCAAGAACCGCCTCTCGTCGACCGGCTCCAGCTTGATACCATGTCTCCGGGTAAAATCCGAGATGTTTTTTTGTTTTCTTGATTCCGCGTCGTTGTTTCTGGATTTGAAATGGGTTTTGGATGAATGCGACATTTTACCCGCGCCTCCACAGACATTTGTTTCACAGGCGCGTTCTTTTTGGACGGAGCCGAAGTAGATGGCGGCATCGAGGTCGTTCTCGAAATGGAAATATTCCTTGGCGAAATTTCGGAACTGCGAGAAGAAATAACCTTGGAGGTCACTTTGCTTTGTCTTCTTGTATTCGTCGTAGAGTTCTGGACGCAACAAGAACAATGCCAGGATTGACTGTAGAGGATGGGTGTCGAATGCCATTTTCAAGGAACGAGTATCAAGGAACGAGTATCAATGGACGAGTATCAAGGAACGAGTATCAAGGAACGAATAAGTGTTGGATAGATTGTTGTTGTTGAGAGGTTGTTGTCTTCTCAACAATATTCAATTTTTAAGGGCTGTTTCACTTGCCAAAGGCTGTTTCACTTGCCAAAGGCTGTTTCACTTGCCAAAGGCTGTTTCACTTGCCAAAGGCTGTTTCACTTGCCAAAGGCTGTTTCACTTGCCAAAGGC